AGACTGTAGCCACGTTTAATAAGTATAAAAAAGTTATAGAACAAAGAATGACTGAAGGTGTACGTAGATATTATAAATCTCTTTCAATAAAAGAAAGAAACGAATATATAAGAAAAGAAATCGAAAGATTAAAAAATAGAGAAAACGAGTAATAATTAAAGAATAAACCACTCTACTATGAAAAAACTACTATTAATTGTAGCATTGCTAATTTCTAGCAACGCTGAAGCACAATTTTTTAAAGATTTATACAAAGACTTCCTTAAGTACGGAACGTTCTATGCTGCTGGTAATATAGAAAATGCTCAAGCAGTGCAACCGAACTATTTCATACGTACAGATCCTGATGATTTTTATGGCATACCTCAAGTAGAGGACAGAGCTCAATACCATCCATTTAACTATAGATACGGTTTTGGTATACGTAAATTAGCTAGGTTTGATTACGAGGTAAAGCCAGGTAATTTCTGGACAGGTAATAACAAAGTAGAAAAACAAGTTGGTTTATCAGCACCTACATCAGCTGTACAAGGTTTAGAGTATATGCTGCATTGGGAAAAAGAAAGACACAATGGTAAAGAGTTTGATAACAAAAGACTATTTATTAGACACACTGGTGATTATCATATAGCTAAGTTTGAAGCTAGAGAAACTGGTAAAATAGATTTTGAATATATGTCTGGTGAATTAAGAGCCAGGTTACCTATTGGTAAGAAATTTAGTATATCTGCTGGTGCAATATACAGAACACATCAACGTCCTTATGGATATAACCCTGTAGAAATATGGTTAAACGAAGAAGATGAAGATGGTAATGCAGTAAACCCATGGTATACATTAGGTTTTGAATATGGGTATGATGATTGGTACTACGCATCTAATGATGAAAATGGTAATTCATTTTATGATTGGTATTGGACTAATCCTCAAGGTGATATTGTAGCTTGGACAGATGCACAGTTTAGAGATCTTATAATGCCTAGACTGTTAAATAGATATAATCAAGAAGCATGGGCTGAACTAGATGCTTTTGCTGAGATTGCACCTATTGTCGGTTTTGACTTCTATCACTATAAAAATAACTTCTGGCTTCATGCGTATGGTAGCTGGATATTACCATACCATAAATACGTACAAGGTAATGAAGATTTTAGTTACCTACACAGAAATAGCTGGGGTAAAGGTGGACACAACGATTTGCTTGATGGTGAGCAATGGAGTGATTATCAAGCTGGTTTAGTATTTGGAGTTAAAGTTAGCAAATCAATCGGTTTGTTTGTTGAAGGTGAATATACTAAGTTCTGGGACTCAGAAATGTTTAACTCAAATTTTGGAATTAACTACACATTCAGATAATCATGGCAAAACAAATAGGCGAAGAAACCAAAGTAACACTAGATTTAAAAACATTAGGACTGATAGGAGCAGGCGTTTTTAGTCTTGCAGCTATGTGGTTTGCTTTACAAGCAGATATAGCTTTAGCAAAAGAGTTACCTGAGCCTGTTATTGATAGAATAGAATATGATCTAAAAGACGAGTTGATACGTCAGACAATAATGGACACGCAAGAAGATGTTGAAGCTATGAGAGAACAACTAGATAAAATCGATGAGAGATTATATGAAATACAAAGAAATAAATAATGAAATACTTAATTCTAATTCTACTGCCACTTATATCTTTTAGTCAATCAGACGTACCAGAAGAATATTGGATAGATGATAGTAACTTTGAAGATAAAATAAAAGAACATAAAGCCTTTGGTGATGATGAATCACTACCTGTAGTGGTAGAGTTTTGGGCTAAGTTTAATGAAGCTAATTGCTTTGCTGAGTGGGAACAATTAAAAGATGCTGTATACTATAGAGTTGATATAGCTAAAGCTCCTGAAGCTAAAAAGAAATATAGAGTTCGTATGGCACCTACAATTATTATATTTAAAGGTGGTATAAAAGAAACAACATTTAAAGCAGGATTAGACCTTGAATTACCTGCAGATTTAAAAGAAATTCAAGAAAGTATAAATGAAGTCAATCAGGCTTCTAAATTTTAAATTAATATATTATGTGCCCATTTTGCCCAATATGTATATGTAAAAAATAAATTATGTGGAAATTAACTAAACAGTACTTCATAGATGTATGGACATACCTATGGAGTAAAACTACTGTTGATGATATTATAATAGCTAAAGCTGAAGAAATTAAAGCTAAAGCTAAAGAGATCAAAGAAGTAATTAAAAAATAATGGAAAAATTAAGTAAACACGTGAGTTACAAAGAAGGTGTGTATAGCATAACTGCTTTGAGGCTTGGATTAAAAAATGATCCCTCTGATGTTCATCTTGCAAATATGAGGCTTATATCAGAAAAGGTATTTGAACCTCTTAGAATGCACGTGGGTGGTCCTATAAAGATAAATTCGTTTTATCGTGGACCAGAACTTAATAAAGCTATAGGTGGATCAGCTAAATCTCAACATTGTCACGGACAAGCAATGGATATTGACGATACATATGGTCACATGTCTAATGCTGATATGTATAAGTTTATTAAAGAAAACTTAGACTTTGATCAAATGATATGGGAATTTGGTTCAGATCTTAATCCTGACTGGGTACATGTTAGTTATGTGCATCCAGACGAAAATAGAAATAGATGTTTAAAAGCTTATCGCGAAGGCGGTAAAACTAAATACATGGTAATATAATGGGAAAAATAAGTTCGGCTTGTAAAGCTGCTGCAAAAAGAAAATTTAAGGTATGGCCTAGCGCTTATGCTTCTGGTTGGGGCGTAAGATGTACTAAAGCTGGTGGACCTGCTAAATTTGGTGGCGGCAAAAAGAAAAAATAATATGAAACATAAAGATAAAAAGTTTAAGCCACATAAAATGTATTGCAAAGATGGCAGCGTTAAAAACGCTAAAACCTATGAGTTACATTTAGCTTTTAAGAAAAAAGGTTGTGGTCATAAACCTATAAAAAAGAAGTAATGCCTAAGAAAAAAACAAAAGGAGGCGGAACTAGAAAAGTATGCTTACCTGCAGCTAAGGTTAGATCTATGAGTAAAGCTGAAAGAGCTAAAGTAGTTAGAGCTAAACGTACAGCTGCTAAAGGTGGTAAGTATAAAAGATCTAGTAAGTCAAATGTTAAAGGGGCTAGAAGAAAAGGCGCTACGTTACGTGACTGGTTTCAAAAAGAAAACTGGGTACAAGTAGGTAATCCAAAAAAGAAGTGCGGTGAAAAATAAAAAGAAAAAAGGTAGATGCTGGCCAGGTTATGCACCTGTAAAAGGTAAAAAACCTTATAGCCCAGGTAGTTGTAGAAAAATTAAAAAAAGAAAATGAAATCAAGAGGTTTAGGAGATACAGTACATAAATTTACTAAAGCAACTGGTATTAAAACTGTTGTTGACAAAGTATCACAAGGATTAAATATACCTTGTGGTTGTGAAGGCAGAAGACAAGCTTTAAATAATTTAGTACCTTATAACAAGCAATTTAAAATGAAAAAATAATGGGATACGCAAGTGCAGCTCAACGTAAAGCAGTTTGGGCAAGTAAAAAAGACGGCGGTAAGGGTAATCCTAACCGTAAGAAAAAAAGAAAAGTTAAACGTAAAAAAAGAAAATAATGGCTAAGCATAAAAAATTATCGGCTAAACAAATGAAGATAGCTAAAATGGCTCCTCCATTTAATAAAATTACTGGTGCTGATTTTAAAGCACTTAAAAAGAAAAAGAAGTACTAATGCCTGCTAAAAGAAAAAGAAAACCAGACGTTCGTAAAACTACTAAAGGTAAGAACAGAAACTTTAGAACAACTAAAGAAGGTGCTGGTATGACTAAAAAGGGTGTTGCGGCTTATAGACGTAAAAATCCTGGTAGTAAATTAAAAACCGCTGTAACCGGTAAAGTTAAACCTGGTAGTAAAGCTGCTAAGCGTAGAAAATCATTTTGTGCAAGATCAAAAGGTTGGACAGGCGAAAGAGGTAGAGCTGCTAGACGTAGATGGAAATGCTAATGACAGATAAAGAAAGAGATTTAGGTAGAGTAATATCAGTATCAATATTATTATTGATAATACTAATAGCTATGCTTACTAGTTGTTCACCGTATTACTATCAAAGTAAAGGACCAAAAGTTACACATGTATTAGCTTTAACAGAAGAAGGTGATACATTAAAAATACCTATTAAAGATATTAAACCAAATGTAATATATATGATTGGTATAGACCTTATAGTGGTTATTACACTAGATGGGCTCAACCTTATTATCACCCGCGTTTGTACAACCCACCTAAACCTTCATATAATGGTAATAGCAACTATAATAATAACAGTTCTAACAATACGCCAATTAGTACGCCACCTGCGATCAAACCGTCAGGATCGGTGATAACACCTCCTCCAACTCCAGTTAATCCTAGAAAAAATTAATTATGTGGAAATTATTTGAAGATAAAAATAATATTAACGAAAAGAATATTATAGGTTTTGCATCATTTGTAGTAATGACTTTATTTGCTATTGCAGATCTTGTAACAAGTATTATATATGTAGATGGTGGATTAGCAATTAATGAAGTAATATATAACTCATTTGTATGGGTTACATTAGGTTGCTTTGGAATATCTGCTTTTGAAAAAAAGTCTAAGTGAAGTTCTTTGACTTAAATAATAACGGTAAATACGATTGGTGGGAATATATACTACCTATTATAATGTTATTAGTTATTGAAGTTATAGCTGAAGTTATTGCTAAATTTTTGATACCTTAGTTTTTCTTGGTACTGATGATATAATCTTTTCACCTTTCATCCAACCTGTATATTTTATCTCCTTCTTTTTTAAATCACTTAACACGTACCAATTAACTAGTTTTTTCTTAACTAGTTTTTTTACATACTTTTGTTCCATAGCACTATCATGAGCAGGTCTGTTTAATACATACACTGGTAAATGCCAACTGTGAGGTTTACAATTACTTTTAAAACCTTTTTTATCAATAGGTGTTATGTTTGCTTGTTTTGCAAAAAAGTCAAAACCTATAAGATGTATACTATCATACGTCTTTACTTGTTCTATAAACCATATTAAGCTTATAAAACCAGCACTAGGTCTATACTCACTAGTATCGATCATATCTTTATTAAACCTATTCTTCATAAGATCTATAATTTCTTGATCTGAATACATAAACTCATATGGCATATCTGGTAAATGTTCTTCCAACTTCCAGTCTTTCAATACAAAATTACCTCTACATCTATTAACTAATATCTTAGTATTTTTAAATTTACCTGTTGTAAATTCTTCTTTGTTCTTATAATATTCAGGAGCTCTAAATTGTCCTGTTATCCATATATCACATTTACTACCTAAACGTTTTTGTTGTTTTTTATTAAGAGATATAGCTCTACCAAACCTAACTACAATATCAAAGCCATCTATAAATTTAGCAAGATTATGTTCCATAACCTCAACTGAATTACCGACAAACAGTACTGATTTACCTTTTACAAACTCTCGTATACTTTCCACCAGTCTAATGATTTTTCTGCGTTTTTATATTTATCAAACCATGGTCCACCATTAGTATAATGTAAAGCTTTTGCATTATCACAGTTATAATAACCAACTAAACAATTATACTCCATAGGTATTTCACCTATATCGTAAGCCCAACGTAATTCATGAAGTAATGAAGGTGGTGCGGTATCTAAATATTCTTTTGATACAAAGGTTAAGTTGTCACAATTAAATAACATAAGTGAACTCCAGTTTTTTCTTGGATATGTTTTATTTTTAACACCGTCCATTTTTTTACCTTTAGCTGAATACATTGGATGTTTAACTACAGCTACATCATTATCCTCTAAATATTCTAATGTTTCTTCTGGATTACACTTCCATAAAAAATCATTATCACAAAACAAAGCTACACCTTTGTAATCCATTAATAATGGTACATAAAATCTAGTAAAAGAAAACTCTGTTGACTCTCCTTTTATATCTTCTCTACCATATATACCTTTAGCTTTTAATTTTGCTTTATCTAGTATTTCTATATCACCTGTAAAGCCATTATCTATTATAGATTTTTTACAAACTTCTGTAGCTTGTGGATATTTACTATCGTGTCCTATAAATATTTTCATACTAATTGTTTTAATATATCTTCAAACTTATCTAACTGTACCATGTTTGATCCATCACTCCAAGCAGCACTAGGATTTGGATGTACTTCAAAAAAGTAACCATCAACATCTAATGCTTTAGCAACTTTAGCTATAGGTAAGGTATATTTAGGTTGACCAGCTGTCGTATTACCTGAATTAGGTCTTTGTGTTGAGTGAGTACAGTCCATTATAACTGGTACACCTAATTCTTTCATATCAACTATTTGTCTAGGATCTACAACAAGATCACCCATGCCAAACATACTACCTCTTTCAGTTAACATAACCTGATTATTATCTGTACTTTTAACTTTGTTAATAGCATGTATCATATTACTACCATCTATAAACTGTCCTTTTTTAATATTAACAGTCTTCCATGTATTACCTGCTGCGACTAATAAATCAGTTTGTCTACATAAATAAGCTGGTATTTGTATAATATCTACAACATCAGCTAACTTGTCTGCTTGCCACGGTTCATGTATATCAGTTGTGATCTTACAACCTTGTAACTCTTTTAACTCTTTAAATATTTTTATAGCTTTATCTATACCAATACCTCTTTTAGAATTTACAGACGTTCTATTAGCTTTATCAAATGATGCTTTAAAATAATAATCAAAGCCATATTTATTTGCTAGTTGACTACACTTATCAGCTATTTCGTGTGCT